CAAATCTACCTGCAGTTCTTCTATTTATATCATCGTGATTAAACTCTGCCCAATATAACTCAAAAGCTACACCGTCTTCAACTCCTTCGAATTGATGAAACTTACCTGGTTTTACCATGGTAAAGTCTCCAGCTTCTAATATTGTTTCATCTAGTAATCCTTGATCTTCTTGCCATACTCTTACTATCATCTTACCAGACTCTACAAAAAATCCATTCCATTTAAATCTATGTTCGTGCTCTGAGCATTTAAATCCTTTTTTATATTCTATACGGTGAAACTCTAATACTCCATTTTTATGGATCATTTCGGTTTTACCCCAAATTTTTCCTGCTTTCATTTTTTATTAAATTTATTATTTTATTAATTAATTCTGGGTTTTTTTCTTCTAATAATAACAAACCCACGTGTCTACCTTCTTTAATATCACTTCCACTATTTATTATATAAGGAGCGTATCTACCACAAAAACAATTTTCTATTTTATTTGTTAATTTTATATTAACACCTAGATTTTCGTTTTTATTTATTATAACTACTTTCATTATTTAAAATACTTCTCTTTCCAAGTTGGAGAATTCATTCTCCATTTAGGATCTAGTTTTTCTTCTTCTATTTTCTCTCCTTGATTAGTAAAAAATCTTGTAGGTATCCAGTTATACCATTTCTTAGATCTTAACGAACCCCATTCTGTAACATTAAAATTACTTAATGTTTGTTTCTTTTTATTATGAAAATGAATACTAAGTAATATTCTAGGTCCTATGGGTTTAACTTCATGGTATTGATATGATGGTATATATAATAAATCTCCTGGTGTTAATATGAATTCATCTATTACTTTACCTTTCTTATTAGGAGAAAACCCTTCATACATAAGCCATTTTGTTTTTCCTTCTGTATGAAACAAAAAGTTCTCTGTACTATCAGCGTGAGCTGGAAAACTTATTGATTCTTTACTTGGGGAAGCATAAACATTAACAAGACCATTACCAAAATATTGCTCAATAGCATTACATATTTCATATAGTTTTTCTTTTTGATATTCAGCAAACGGCAACACAAAAGACTTATTGTTTTTAGCCCACTCTATAAATTTTTTCATCATAAATAAACCACCCATTTTTCCCCGCTCAGATGGAATTACATACAATTCCGATTCCTTCGCGAATACATCCTTCATAAAAGAAAACTGAATTATTTCACCTGTCATAAAACCAATTTTCTCTTCGCCTTTTGTTGCAATAATCCCAAACATATATAAAGGATTATCAATAACATGATAAAAATAACGTATTACCTTATCTTTATCATATTCTCCATCACTCCACTCCGACTCTTCAAACATATCTTTAGTGGCTTTTAAGATCCACTCCAGATCGTCTTCTTTAAAAAATCTCCACTCCACTAAGCATATCCGACTGTTGTCATCTCCGCTGGTGTTTGCGAATTCGGGTCTAACTTGTTCATCATTTGGTACATCCTTTGTGCTCCAAGCATACGATCTCCTCCTCCTAGATTTTTTACTGCGTTTGCGGTGACTACAAATTCGCCATCGCTTAACATTGCAGGAATATCATCTGACGTTCCTGTTCCTGGTCCATTAGATGCGCCTCCTAGACGCATGTCTAAATCACTTATTCCACCACCAACTTTAGCA